GACGCTGATGAGATTCAACAAGAAGCGGCAATTGATGAGAATGGAGACACTGTTGATTTTTAAAAAGAAAGAAACAATAGAAGACTTAGTATAATGGATCTATCAAATCCGGATTATTGGACATCACCAGAATATGTAGATGAACCATATGTTTTAGCAGCTAGTATAAAAAAATCTACTACGAGAAATGGTAGTAAATCTTTAGAATATATTTGGAAAATAAATAAACTAGATTGTAATCAACCTTTAAACTACTTCTTTGCTACTGATGAAATATTAAAGTTTGGCCAAAGTGATAGAGATACTATTGGAAGATTAAATAGATATAGACATCAACATCCAGATGAATATATGACTTTAGTATTAAATAAATTATATGAAGGTAAAAACTCAAGATTATATGTTAGATTAGCTGAAGGAAAATTCGTTACCTTTAAAAGTGGTAAACAAATATGCTATGAAAATACAGCTGATTTAGAAGCTAAGCATATTAATAGATATGAAGAAGCTGTTGGAAGAAAACCTATAGCAAATAGTAAAGTAGGATAATATGTTTAGTAAAAAGAAAGAAACAATAGACTATAAGTTTAATGAGAAAGCTCTAATAGCAGAGCTTCAAGCTTATATTGACAAAACTTATGGTGGCCATTATTCGAAGAATCAGTTTCAATCAACTGAATTCATCATTGATTGTGGTCATGGTATGGGATTTGCTTTAGGCAACGTACTTAAGTACGCTCAAAGATATGGCAAGAAAGAAGGACATAATAGAGCTGATCTTTTAAAGATTTTGCATTACACTATTATCGCTTTAGCTTGTCATGACAAGAATGAAAAATAATCGTTTACATTTAACGTAAACTATGATATAATATATTAATATGGAGAAAATATGAACTTATCAAAAGACACCGTGAATGTGTTAAAAAACTTCGCAACAATTAATCCTAACTTGGTTTTCAAGCCAGGACAAAAACTGAAAACAATTTCAGAGTCTAAAACTATTCTTGCTTCTGCAACGATCGTTGAAGACTTTCCAGAAGAGTTCGGAGTCTATGACTTAAACGAATTCTTATCTGTTCTTAGTCTTATCGAAAGTCCAACACTTGAGTTTGAAGACAAAGCAGTATTAATAACAGGCAGTGGCCAAAAGATTAGATATTTCTTTTCTGAAAGCAGTATCTTAACCACTCCTCAAAAGGATATTCAGATGCCTGATCCAGAAGTTGGAGTCAATATCGAAGAAGATAAATTAAATCAAATTCGAAAAGCGGCTGCAGTTCTTGGTCATACTGAATTAGCAATTACAGGTAACAATGGACTGATCACAGCATCAGTACTTGATACCAAAGATTCAACCTCAAACTTATTTGAAGTTGAATTAGATAAAGACAACTCATGTAAAACTGAGTTTAACTTCGTGGTAAGTATTCCTAACTTGAAGTTACTACCAGGAGATTACTTTGTAAGCATTAGCTCAAAGCTTATCTCTAACTGGACTAATAGTAACTACCCAGTGGATTACTTTATCGCTCTTGAGAAAAACTCAAGCTACGATGTATAAATATATTGTAGGAATGGAAGATGCCGCATGGGGCGGGTCTTCTTATTTTCGTAACTATGCATAGGAGAAAATTATGACAAAAGAAGTGAATACTACTGAAACTGAAGTAGTAACAGAAGAACCTCAGGTTCAATTGTCTCTTCAAGACATCGCTACAATGGTACAAATTATCGATATTTGTTCTAAAAGAGGTGGATTCGAAGGACCAGAACTTGAAGCAGTTGGAGGATTACGTAACAGAACAGTTGCTTTTCTAAACGCTGCATCTAAAGGAGCTGAAAAAGCACCTGAAGGTCAGGTACCCGTTACTGAAGAAGCAGAAGCTGAATCAGAATCAGAATAAAAAAGCAGAGGAGTGAAAGTCTCCTCACATTATTATAGGATATATTATGAACACAAATGAAAAAGCCAAACTGCTCGAGGCTTTACAAAAAGGGCAAGTTACAGTTACATTTAAAAAGATAGACACAGGCGAGATACGAATCATGCCTTGTACTCTTAACGAAGACATTCTTAAAGAGAATGGAGTAACATCAACAATCAACTATTCATCGAACAATGTGGAAGCATTTCCAGTTTGGTCAATGGATAAAAACGCATGGAGATCTTTTAGACTCGATACTGTCGAAGGATGGGAAGTACTATGAGTCAAGAATTCCTATGGGTCGAAAAATACAGACCAAAGAAAGTAAATGAATGCGTACTCTCACAAGATCTTACAAAGATCTTCTCAAATATTATAAGCAAAGGCGAGCTACAAAACATGATGTTTACTGGTACTGCAGGTACAGGTAAGACAACAGTCGCAAGAGCTCTTTGCAACGAACTTGATTTAGATTACATTATCATTAATGGATCTGAAGAATCAGGTATCGATACACTTAGAAACAAAATCAAACAATTCGCTTCGTCAGTTTCCTTATCGGGTGGCTACAAAGTAGTCATCCTTGACGAAGCGGATTACCTTAATCCACAGTCTACGCAACCAGCTTTGCGTGGATTCATTGAAGAGTTTAGTAACAACTGTAGGTTTATACTTACATGCAATTTTAAGAATCGCATTATTGAACCACTGCATTCAAGATGTAGTGTCATTGAATTTGCTATGCCAAAGAAAGAAAGAGACGCATTGGCTGGCCAGTTTATGCAAAGAGTTCAGCAAATACTTAAAGTAGAAAGTATCAATTCAGAGCCGGCAGTTCTTGCTGAGCTGATAATCAAATACTTTCCTGACTTTAGAAGAACACTTAACGAGCTTCAAAGATATTCAAACTTTGGCAAGATAGATAGTGGCATATTAGTTAACACATCAGATGTCGCAATAGCAGATTTGATGGAACATCTTAAACTTAAAGACTTTAAACTCATGAGACAATGGGTAGCTGATAATATCGACGTAGAACCAGCTTCAATGTTTCGTAAAGTATATGATAACATGAATGAATATGTTGAGCCTGGAAGTATACCTCAATTAGTATTAATCCTAGCAGACTATCAATATAAGAATAGCTTTGTAGCAGATCATGAATTGAATATGGTTGCATGCTTAACTGAAGTTATGGCAGGAGTTAAGTTCAAATGAGTCATCAATACACAATGTGGCCAGTTCATAGCGATAAAAATACTCAATACAGAGTAGTTCGCATGGAAGACAACATAATTAAGTACGAGCGAATCTTTAACAGTAAAGAAGAAGCTCAAGCATATATTAAAAATCATGAATCCATTTGAATACTTAAAATCAATCAATGAATCTAAGAAAGATATCATGATTGATGATCTTGCTGAGAAAGAATATAACTCTTTTATAGTCAATAGAGGATTGTCTTATTTTAAAGACACGATTCTATATGCAAACGAAATGAATAGGTATCATCACCTAGATAGTCGTCTTCAATTTGATTTTCTTATAAATATAATAAGGAAGAAGAAGAGATGGTCTAAATGGATAAAAGCCAGTGAAGTAGACAATCTTGAACTCATCAAAGAATATTATGGGTATAGTAATGAAAAGGCTAAATCTGCATTATCATTAATGAGTAATGATCAAATTGAACAATTGAAAATGAGGATTTACAAAGGTGGAAAACGATAACATACAAATCACAGATTGGACTCCAAGCGCTATGCTGGAAGTCACATTACATGAACCAGACGACTTTTTAAAGATAAGAGAAACTCTTACTCGAATAGGAGTCGCATCAAAGAAGGACCAGAAATTATTTCAGTCTTGCCATATATTACATAAGCAAGGCAGATATTTCATAGTCCATTTCAAAGAGCTCTTTTTATTAGATGGGAAACCTTCTAATTTACTAGAAAACGACATACATCGTAGAAATACAATATCGACGTTACTTGCTGATTGGGGACTTATTACAATAGTCAATCCTGATCTTGCAAAAGAGATTGCTCCATTAAGACAAATTAAGGTGATTCCCTTCAAGGAAAAATCTCAGTGGGAGCTCTGTCCTAAATATAATATAGGGAACACGCAAAAACAGGATGACAGCAAAAGAACAGACTAAAATTTTAAAAACACTACTACTTATACCAAAAAACAAATCTATGGAAGAGCAAATAACATTAATGAAATACTTATATGTTTTTTCTTCTGGATTAGCAATTGGTATATTTTCACAAATTATTTAAAACAAGCGTCAAGCTGTTATAAATATAATTGAAGAATGCGGCATTGAGCCGGTTCTCATAACCTTGCTATATAGGAGGAACTTAAAATGGTAAGAAATACTTTGAACGTACCACGTTCATTATTCGTTGGATTTGACACATTGTTTGAAGACTTAGAAAGAATTCATCAAAGTGCTAGATCTGGAAATGATAACTATCCACCACACAACGTCGTTAAGATCGATGAAGAGAAATTCTTGATCGAACTAGCTGTTGCTGGATTTAAAGAATCAGATATTGAGCTTGAGCTCAAAGATGGAATTCTTAAAGTCAAAGGTGAAGTAGATAAAGATGCACGTGAATATGCCTACAAAGGCATTTCATCTCGCAAATTTGAGAAGAGCTTCCGCCTCTCAGAATTTGTCGTAATAGATGGTGCTGATCTTGCGGATGGAATACTCGTAGTGTATGCTAGAATTGAACTCCCAGAAGAAAAGCGTCCTAGGAAGATCGAATTAGGGTCTACTGGGTCAAAGAAAAAGGCCTTTCTAAAAGGCTGATGACGGCGAATCTCAGTAGAATATAAAACTTCTACTGGAGAAAAATAATGAAATCACTAATCCATATGATTGGAAAATATGATGACATTAATGAGACCTTAACTACTTTGATAATTGGAATAGCTGCTATTAGTTTAGCACCCATCGCAGTTATTTTAGCTTTATAGTTAAGTCACATTACATTCATGCGGGGCTAAGAAATTAGCCCCCACCTTTTGAAAATAATCGTTTACATTTAACGTAAACTATGATATAATAGATATATAATGCAATATTACACAAACGTTTCTCGATATGGTAATCAAATTCTCCTAAGAGGATATGACCACGGTCGAAGAATCGAAAAGAAAGTCAAGTACGAACCAATCCTTTTTACATCTACTAATGTTCCAACTCAATGGAAAGCTCTTGATGGAACTCCTGTAGGAGTAGCAAATGCTGGAAAGAGATTCGAATCGATGAGAGAAGCTAACGAGTATGTTACAGCAAACAAAGGAGTATCAGGTAAAAAGATCTATGGGAATACAAAATACATTCCTGCTTTTATCAATGACTACTATCCAGGTAATGTAGAATTCGATCGAAACAAAATCAATGTAGCTACAATCGATATTGAAGTTCAATCCGATGATGGATTCCCTGAGCCAGCAAAAGCTGATCATAAAGTTACTGCGATCTGTATGAAAAGTAATATAGGAGATACATATTACGTATGGGGACTTGGCGATTATGATGTAGAACAATCGTATATGAAAGACAACCTCGTTATCTATCGCAAATTTGATCGTGAAGATGACTTACTTATTAACTTTATTAATCACTGGTCTTCGCAACAGCACAGTCCAGATGTTGTCACAGGTTGGAACAGTCGATTCTTCGATATTCCATACCTTGTCAATAGAATTCATAGAATGCTTGGCGAAGAATATGTCAAAAAACTCAGTCCTTGGGGATTAGTTGATCGACAAGACGTAACTAAAATGGGTAAAACACAAACAGCTTACGAGCTTAAAGGTATCTCTCAACTTGATTATCTCGATCTCTTTAAGAAGTTTGGCTATAGTTACGGTCCACAAGAAACATACAAACTCGATCA